AGTTAATCATCTTCGTGTTAATCTGCTTTTGTTTTTCAATACCTTTAGTTTTCATCTTTGCAGGTTTACCATCTACTAAAATTCTTTCGCTTAACAATATTTGTTGTATGGTTTCTGCGTAGTCATCGTTTACCCAACCAGAATTAACTTTAATACTCTCTGTTCCGTTTACGTTAAATACTTTTTTGCTACCTACGTTTACATTGTAGTTTACGTTTGCACTTAATAGATTGTATTCTGCTCCTGATGTTTCAATACTATTTGAAGATGCTTTATAAAACCAAGCCTTTTGCCAAGCACCGTATTTATTTACAAAGTCAATAGTAATTACATCGTACTTACATTCTTCAATAGGAATAAATGTATATTGTTTAATACCTACTGATTTTAAAAGACGTATCTTTACCCCATTTGTAAGAAACTCTAATTTTCTGCCTATTGGAACGTTATAAACTCCTGTAGTTGTTATAGGGTCGAATAAGTTAGTGCTAGATATTGGGTCTACATAATTTACGTGGTCCCCACTTCTTAAGTATGCTCTAAACATATCAACTGGCATCACTCCAGTATTGTGGAAATAATACGTTTGATTATGCACCAAACTTTCTTCTCCGTTATCTGCGTTGTAACCTTGCTCAAAATAACCATAACCATCGTATGCTATATAATCTGTAGTATCTAAAAGCGTTGCAGTATTCTTGTATCGTTTTACACGTACATTGCACCATTGGTTACTATTAGTTAAAGTTATAACATTAAACAAAGCTAATGGTGTATCAAAGTTTATAAACTCCCTAATAAATGGCGACACATCGTATATAGTTTTTAAATTTGTTGTACTTGGTACATTCTTACTTAAAGTATATGTTGGTGTGCTTGGTGCTGAACCTGTACCATTCCATATAAATAACTCTACTTTGCTTGATGTTTGTGCTGCTTCGTTAATCTCTATAATGAAAGGCGAACGTGCGAAAATGTTAGGCATATCTATTTAATTAAAATTGTTTTATTCATTGTTTCTTCTACATCTAATGCAAAGGCTTGTATTGTTTCTTCTGGTAAGTTTTTAAATGCTGCTTCAAATGGTTTGGTAAAAAATAAACTTGGTTTAATTCCTTTGTTGAATACTGAACGGGCAATAAGAAACCCTAAACTTTTATAGCTTATAAATCTACCATTTGCGCCACGTGGTTTGATTCCTTTCTTCTTTGCCCACTCCTCAAATGGTTTGCTCGGTGGTCGCTTATTCTTAAAACTAAACTTAGTATCGTATTTCTTTTGCTTACCTGAAACTCCTTTATCTTGAAACGTTCCGTATTGATTCATTCCAAACTCTAAAAAGATAGAATTAGGCATCGCTTTTACTTCTCCATAGATTGAGTTATAAAGTCCTTTAGATGCGTTCTTTTGTTTGTTGGTTAAGTTCTTTCTTGATTCCTTAACTACGTGCAACCTAAACCTATTTAATACTTTTTGAGTCTGTTTAATGTTTAACATATACTCATTTCGTTAGGTACTAATACATCAAAGGTCATAGTCCAACCTGCTAAAAAGTTCTCGAATCGTTCGGTAAAAGGCTCACACGTTGCTGTACCATCTGTTTGGTATAAGTCGCTGTATAAGTCGCCACGCTTTGCAGATTCATATACACGTTGGCAAACTATTAACTGCTGATTCAATACATCTTGCACGTTATCGTTGCCTATGTATTCAGTTGGTGCATCTTCTTTGTTAATATCTACTATATCCATTGCTACAATAGAAACGTTAAAGCGTGTTTGGTTATTCTCAAACGTTGCGTTGTTAACGATAATATGCGATAAAGGGAATATAGTTTGTTTGGCTAAATCCACATCGTATATATCGCCTTGCGTTACCGTGTTAACAAATGGTATTGCATCAAGTTCTGCCTTGATTGTGTCTATTAAGTTGTAAAATCCTTTCATCGTTTCATTATTTTTTCAATTTTTCTTTGTTCTATTTCTTGCTTCTCCTTTTCAAATGTAAGCAGCGTTAAACATTTAGTAAGTGGTTGTCTGGTAACTGCATCGAATCGTGTAACGTCTCCTTGAGCGAGTGCATATATGCTGCTATACCATCCCCACCGCTTTCCAAATTGAGTTGTTTCGCTAAAGCTATCTTCTGCTTCTTGCTCATCGTTTTCTCCAAATAATCCAACGTAGCTTGTAGTAATTCTTTTCCTAAATTCCAAAAAAAAACCTGTGCTGCAAGTGCAATTGATACTGGAGCAAACTCCATAACCTCTGCAAAGTTTGCGCTTGATTCGTATTGCTGTATATCGTATCTGTTCTTTTGCTCTCTGACTATTGGTCTGTACATTACTGCCATTGCTTTATTCATTGTATCGTATGAAGATAAGTTAGCTTCTAAATCTACGTACTCGCCAAATGATATATCTTCTAAGTTCGGAATAAAACCAAACTCTACACCGCCTAATGTAAACCTTTTAACAAACTCGTGCTTTGCAGCAAACAAATTATTTAAGTGTTGCACTACTTCAATGATAGATGAATAAGAAATCTTACTAACTTCTGACAATTCCATATTGCAGAATATAGATACCATTTTCATAGCTATAAACTCATCATCTTCATTGTTAGATTGTATCTTAACAAACTCGCTGTATTGCTTTAATGTTATTTCCTCTAAAGTACTTGGAACTGTTATCTTAGCTTTCATATTATTATAACCTATTTTTGTTTAATTTGTTGTATGTAATCGTATGCCATACATAACATTTGAAAGTGTCGGTGCATCATCATAGGATTATCGAATACTATTTTAACTTTTCGTTGTTTCTTTTCCCAAATGTAATCCTCAACTACACGTATGTATTCTTGCACGTCTATGTTATTCATCGTATGTTATATTTGCCTTTGTTAGGATTAACTAATTGATAAGATACTGCATATCTAATAGCATCTAATGCGTGGTTAAATTTATCTATTGGTGTGTTTGACTTTTTTTCAAGCCACGAATAGTTGTTGAACTCTTTGTGCAAATCAATTGATTCAGCATCTACTATTAAATCGTAGTCTGATAATAAACTAATACCATACACTACTGAATCCGCTCCTTTAATTGCTCCTACTACATTGCAACCTAAATGCCTTAACTCATTTATTAATCGTGGCTCTGCACTATCCGCTACTATTAATCTATCCTTTGCGAATTGTTTGTTTAGTTGTGCGATGTTTGATGTGGTTAAACCTTGCTTGTAATAGTGTAAACGTAAATAGATAATCTTATTGTTTAGATCTATGTTTGTTTCAACCAATGTAGTAGGGTCGTTGCTAAATCCGTAATCCTGCCCGAATACTGAAACACCTACTTCTTTAAATTCTCCTATGCTCCAGTTGTTAAAGATTACACCCTCTGCTTTGTTTAACCAACCACCTAATATTGTGTGCTTGTATTTCTCTGGTCTACGTTGCTTTATTTCTTCTACCTGCTCAATAAACGATGGCGATAGGTTGTTTATGTTATCTAAGTAAGTTGTATGTATGTAGGTGCAATCTCCGTTAATTAATGTTTGCCCTGCTTCAACTCCTTTCGATTCAAAGAACTTGTTATAAATAAAGTGTTCTTTGGTAGTTGGATTAAGTATTAAGATAACACGGTTCTGCTTTGTCTTATGCCTGATAGATAAATCAATCTTATCAAATGTATCTTCATCTGTTAATTCTTCTGCTTCATCTAATACCCACGTTGTAACACCTTGCAAAGACTTTAAGTTAGCTGTTTGTGTTCCGCTACTTGTTTTAATTCCTTTAAAGATAATCTTTGAACCTGTGCGTATGTTTATAATCTCGTCTTTAGTTATTGTGTATTCGGCTTCTAAACCTAACATTTCAATCTTTTCTATAAACTCTGGTATAATAGATATGTTGGCACTTACTAATGTGTATCGTGTAAACAATATTACGTGGTTTGCTTCCTGAGTTAATAAAAGCAGAAACGTGGTAACACTAAAAGATTTAGAACTACCACGCCCACCTGTTACAATGAAGTAACGA